CCCCAGAGGTTCGCAGACCCTATGAGTATTTCGAAATTATATCACATATATTTGAGGGATGAATGTATCATGTCTTCGTTAGACAAGGAGAAATTTAAGTATAACTGGGAGTATTTGAATATGATGGTAAGGTTTATGAAGACTGACTATGTAGCTGAGGATCTCTCATATGAAGTAGTCGAACGAGAGGATATCAGTAATCTGTCAGAGAATAATTTTTAATCCGTAGGGGTGAAAGTTATCTGAGGTTGACAGACACTAAATATCGAAGTATAATAAAAGTTGAACTGGGAGTATTTGAATATGATGGTAGGGTTTATGAAGACTGACTATGTAGCTGAGGATCTCTCATATGAGCTGGTGGATCGCGTCTACTCGACCGAAGAAGCCTCGTACTAATATGGATCTACTTGAAAAATTTAATAATAGATTACCTGATCAATTACCAGAGGATGAATGTTGGGAATGGCAAGGATGTAAGGATAAAGGTGGATATGGAATATTACACCATGGTAAGAAGTTGAGGGCGCATAGGGTTTCGTATGAGATTCATTATGCAGAATCTTTAAGTGATTTACATTGTCTACATAGATGTGACAACCCTTCTTGTGTAAATCCTTTTCATTTATTTTCTGGAACTAATACAGATAATATGAATGATAAGGTAATGAAAGGGAGAGCTTATACTGGTAATCAACAAGGCCAGAATAACGGTAATTCTAAATTGTCAGACGATGTTGTCAAAGAGATAAGATTGTTGTATAATACTGGTGGATATACAACAATCCAACTTGGTGAGAAGTATGGGGTAAATCTTTCTACTATTTCTTACATAGTCAACAACAAAACATACAAACATTTATTGGAGTAGTGATCAATGGCCAAGGGATTTACAGTCAAGGCATCAACACCAAAGAAAAAGGAAGAAGGTCCAGAGTGGGACTATGATGCAATCAAGGAAAGAATGAGAGGGAAGGCAATTGTATTTTGTCTACCTGGAAGGGGATGTAGTTATGCATTCATGAAGAATTTTGTACAATTATGTTTTGATCTTGTACAGAATCAGATGAGTATTCAGATTAGTCAGGATTACTCAAGCATGGTGAATTTCGCACGATGTAAGTGTCTCGGCGCAAATGTCTTGAGAGGGCCTGACCAAATTCCATGGGATGGTAAGTTACAGTATGATTATCAGTTGTGGATTGACTCAGATATTATTTTTAATACTGAGAAGTTCTGGCAATTATGTGATGTAGCATTAGGTGCTGATGGGACGGAGAGGCCTATTAGTGCGGGGTGGTATTCAACTGAAGATGGACGGACTACCTCTGTTGCACACTGGCTTGAGGAAGATGATTTCCGTAATAATGGTGGAGTGATGAATCATGAGATGGTTGATGGTATTTCGAAGCGTAAGAAGCCATTTACTGTTGACTATACTGGTTTTGGATGGGTCTTAATTCAGAAGGGTGTATTTGAGAATGAAGGTATGAAGTATCCATGGTTTGCTCCAAAGATGCAAGTATTTGAGAGTGGTGCAGTACAGGATATGTGTGGAGAGGATGTATCATTCTGTCTTGATGCAATTGAAGCTGGTTATGAGATTTGGTGCGACCCTCGTATCCGTGTAGGACATGAAAAAACCCGAGTTATCTAAGGTACGAATGGCAAATCAATTTAAGGTTGATCAATCAAAGGACTTTGCTTCAAAGATGACATTAATTACTGATGTAAGTAGTGAGAAGTATTTGAAGCAATATCGTCAACATCTACAAAACCAAGCTCAACTAGAATCAATTTATAAGGAGAATTAAATTATGGCAAAACTTCGAAAGTCTCTATTGGGACAAACGATGATTGAATCTCAACCAAAGAAAACACGACAAGGTTGTGGTGCTCATACTAAGTACGCCGCAAGTAGTCGTAATAGTAAAAGGAAGCGTTATCGTGGACAAGGAAGGGGATAGATAATATATAAAAGGTCTCTAATAGGGACCTTTTTTTAATGTGAGGAATTATGGCGTATTTGAATCATAGTTTACCAGATTGGTCTTGTTATATTCGTAATGAGTTTTTATTCAATCATAAGAAAGGTCATGGTGAAGTCACCAAGGCTGATGTACATAGTGTAGCTAGTATTGAGAAGAGAGTACCATTATTCGAAGGATTTCTAGAGAATGGTGTGAACTGGACAAGAAGACCTCTACACGCCTTCTGTTGGGACCCTGAAGCAGAGATAGAACCATTAGAGGACATAATGTACTGGGACTGTTTTAGTCCTTATATTGACGTACAGAAGAGACATAGGTTAGAAGGACTGCAGGCACAATTAATTCGTCCTGATGGTAAGAAGGTATTAGGTGATTATATGTTTACTATGGATTGGTCATGGGAGAATAAGAGTATACCTGATTTAAACTATTCAGAGACACCAGAACATAAGTGTGCTCATTTGTTTAAGGTAGAAACTGGTAACTATTATGCATATCCCAATAATCGTATTATTTGGTATGATAATGCATGGACATTTAATCGTATTGAAAAGAACCCTGGATTTGAGATTGATACCACTGTATATAGCGTAGAGAACAAGAGACGTATAGAAACATCAGATCATTATATGTACGAGATTACAGATATATAAAGAAAGGCATTCATCATGGATCAAAACTTTTTAAGAGAGATTAATCACGATCAGAAGACACCAAAGAATAAGAAGAAGGTTCGTGAGGATGGATTCTATGAAGCGAGTGAAGCTGACTATAAAGACTTCTGGGAGAATGAAGATACCAAGCAAACATTGATTGATTAAAAGATTGGGTTTGGTGTAATAAATAACTCATAATTGTTGTAGAAAAATCAAGTGCCTGTCCAAAGAGTCAGTCAAGGTTTTAAAGATATCAGTGCATCATTCAAGATTAACCCATTAAATCTTGATTTAATTGCATTGAGAAATGAGAATGCTATTGCACGATCAATTCGTAACTTAATTTTTACAATACCTGGTGAGAAACCATTTCAACCTAATATTGGTTGTAATGTCACTAACCTGTTATTTGAAAATTTAGATAGACTTACAGCCAGTTCGATTGAATCGGAAATTAGGAACACAGTGAATAACTTTGAACCGAGAGTCCGTTTAACTGCTGTTATCGTCAATCCAAACTTTGATGATAATCTCTTTGAAGTTACTCTTAAGTATGACATTGTAGGTATCGATCTTCCTCGACAACAATTATTATTTGCATTACAGCCCACTAGGTAAATGCCCTTAGTCAATTTTAGCAACTTAGATTTTGATCAGATAAAGACTTCAATCAAGGATTATCTCCGTGCGAATTCAAACTTCACGGACTATGACTTTGAGGGATCTAATCTATCAACTATTCTTGATACGTTAGCTTACAACACGTATATAACCTCTTATAATGCCAATATGGTATCTAATGAGGTATTCATCGATAGTGCCACGTTAAGAGAGAATGTGGTATCTCTAGCACGCAATATAGGGTATGTACCGAGATCCAAGAAAGCTTCTGTCGCAACAGTTTCTTTTACAGTCAACGTTTCAAACACCACAGCTGTAGCAGTCACACTTAAAGCAGGTGCAGTCATGGCATCTAGGTCAGTTGGTGTGAATAGTACGAAGAATTTTATATTCTCAATTCCAAACGATATTACAGTTCCAGTGAACTCTTCTGGATTTGCAGACTTCTATAATATCGAGATATATGAAGGAACATATGTTACACAAACATTTACTGTTGATAGTGCTAATGTAAATCAGAAATTTGTATTACCTAACTCTGGTATTGATACTGATTTGTTATCTGTTGTCGTAAGAGATACACAAGAATCAACTGTAACTCGAAAGTTCGAACTATTCAATAGTTTGTTTGATGTTACTGCATCAACTAGAGCATACTTTATTCAAGAGATTGGGCAAGAAAGATACGAACTACTATTTGGTGATGGTATATTTGGTGTCAAATTAGATAATGATAACTTTGTTGAAGCAAGTTATATTA